AGAGTGGCGCATAACCGTCCACCAGGAAGTTCCCGCGGGGCGGGCCCTCCCTTTCCGGAGATCAGTATCTTCGAAGCGCTCAGAGTAAAGGAAACGTCTGAGGTCAAAGTGGTAACATGCCGAGTTGGCATTGGCATAAACAGGATGGTGGTATGCTTTACCAGGACTCATGGAGAGCCCAACGGCAGCACCTAACTCCACGTGCTTACTCCAAAGGGATTGAGGCGCAACGTACAACATGTCGTCGCCGTTCACTAGAACTCCCTTCAGCTTATCCGCGAGAGGTCGCGGGTCCTCATGAATGACACTTAGGTAAAGACCAAGATTAGCCAAACAGAGGATTGGGAACGAAAGGATCGAACCCATTAATTGTCCATTTCGTTGTTGCACTGGCAGCACATCTTCCGAAAACGGGAATGGATATTCGCACATATGGGGTGCGAGCACGGACCGCCACATGTTGCACATGGCGGGATCCTGTCCCTCAATCAGGTAGTTGAGGATGGAGGCGGACAGCCTCGCAGACAATTTGTCTGTCGCCGCAGAGTAGTCAATGCTGAACCACTCAAGCGGCCCGTCACCAGTGAGTACTGGGTTGACGGCCAAGTCATAGAGATCTGTCGTCTGGAGCGGAGCCCCAATCAGACGAAAGCAGCCCATCTCGCGCAGAACACCATGCAAAGCTTTTTGGAGCCTTTTTGAAGCATAGTACGGTGCGGCATTCCCTTTCGAAATCACTCGGACTTTCAAGGGTTCCAAGACAGCTTGGATCGTCGCCTTCAGCACACGCTGTTCCTGCGCATACATCACGTTAGTGCGACGTAGATGGTCATACCATTCACGCTCCCCATCGGAATAAGCGTAAACCTCTATGATGACGTTGAGCTCCACACGTCCACTGACAATCGCCCGAGGGTAGAAAGTCATTGAAACGAGGTCAGGATTGAGTCTCCCAACTGAGCTAGCAACGTGGTTCTTGGGGTTGGATGCCTGGATCCTGGGTAATGTTCGCATTATTGAACCCAGTTGTCCGCCCTTGGCACGACTCGCCTCCCAACAGGCCCGCGTTGACGCGCTATGGGAGGTTTCCTCGGGAGTGAGCCAATCGGCCTCCCGTCCGGCAGTCGAGTAAACTTGCCGAAGAGTCTGTCTGACCTTTTCTAGGACAGGCTTCAAATCCTTCATCACACGATCATGTGTTGTGTCTGTAATCGGGTCATCCTGATCCATTGCTTCTCTATGCTCTCTGTAGGTGGTTAAAACCAATTCCTC